TTTACTGCAAAGTTGGTTTCACTCAGCATTTCCATCATTTTTGGAGTAGACTTAACGCAAACAAGAAGTTTAGATAAATCATACTCTTGAATGATAGAAAGAATATCATCTGCATCGTGTTGTGCAGTTCGTTCATCAATCCATTCAAGAAGATGTGAAATCACCTTTGGTTTAAGAATGTAACCACCTTTAATCAATTCGGAAGCAGTTGCCTTTGCAATGATACCACCATAAACCGGGTCATTCATTCCGGCTTTCTTAATTGTTGAACTGAATCTTGGAGTTGCAGTAAAATGATAGCAACGTTTGGTGGCTTCGCTGACATTCTTTACATACTCGTGGAATCCAGCAGAGGTTGAGTTATGAGATTCATCAAACATAAAGGTATTCACTTTGATGCCAGATGCATAAATCTTTTTCAAGGAGTGATAGGTTGCAAAGATTAGTTTGTGATGTAATTTATGAATCTCGGTCCACTCTTTAATCGTTTTTGCATTGGTAGTATGATAATGCCGTACCTTACCGTTTTTCGTATGAACGTGTAGAAACTTTGCATTATCAATATGCTTACCATAATCAAAAGATAGTTGTGATGCAAGAAGAATTCTTGGTGCAACAACAACTACAGTTTGTGGTTCTTCTTTTTCAAACTCTCGTTTGGTATCAAAAATCTGAACATTAGTTTTTCCTGCACCGGTTGCCATTGCAATGATGCCACGATCCGTTTCAGAAAGCACTTCAAGTGCTTCTTCTTGATGAGGACGAAGATGCATTAAAAAGAGAGCATAGGAAGGTAAATCAATTCTTCACCATTATCAAAGATGGTTTGCAGGGCAATAAGTTCGGCCGCGACTGGTGCGGCAACAAAACAAAACTTCCCCAAAATTCCCATAGAAATTTCCTGTGTTACTTCTTTTGCCACTGTAGTAGAAGCATCTCCCAACTTATCTACTGCATAACCACTAATAATGCGATACCTATTTACCGAATTTCCCGTGATAAAGCGATACCTTGCATCAGCATCTTTTAGTTGTTCTGGCGTCATAGTTTCAAGATACCACCAAAAGTCCAGAATGATTGCATAGTTTTGACCCAAATATTTTTCTGGGTTAAAAAATACATCTTCAGTGCTCAATTCGGTTTGGAAAAGGCGATGGGCTTTGGAGTAGTTCATAGATTAGAAAACATAGGAACAAAAATCAAAGATTCACCTCTATCGAGAATAGTGTGCATTGCTATTAGTTCAAGAGTGACGGGTGAAGGAATGTTGGGAAACTTACCGATAATGCCCCTAACGTGGCTTCTCGATGCTTCTGTGGCCCGAAGTCTAGTGCTAAATCCAACAATTGCATCGGCACAATCAGTGAGAGTTAGATATTCTCTATTATATCGCATACATTCTAAATCATACTTACTTTCAAGTTCTGATAGTTGTTCAGTAGTCAATGATTCAAGATACCACCAAAAGTTAAGGACTGCTTCATAGTTTGGTCCTAAATATTTTTTAGGATTATTATATACATCAGGTGTGTCAGCACTCTGAGCAAGATTCTGATGGGCTTTAGAGTAGTTCATAGGTTCGAAAGCATAGGAACAAAAATCAAGTCTTCGCCCGCATCTAAAATAGTTTGCAGGGTGATAAGTTCATAAGTGACTGGTGCTGCAATGTAACAGTAATCTCGCTTTATGCCACGGGAAATTTCTCTTGTCGCTTCTATAGCACAATCTAAATAATTACTTTCACACATATTATATGCATACTTTCTAATAATATCATATCTTTGTAGTCGCAATTTATAATCATAATACCTTATATCTGAAAGTTCTAGTTGCTCTTTCGTTAGGATTTCAAGATGCCACCAGAAGTTCAAGACTGTTTCGTAGTTTGGTCCTAGAAAGTCTTGTGGATTTGTAAGAGCTTCATGGTTTTCAAGGTGGGTGGAGAAGTTTTTATGGGTTTTAGAGTAGTTCATAGATTAGAAAACAAAGGAACAAAGGTAAGGGATTTTCCTTCATCTAGAAGGGTATTCATACCAATTAACTCACAAGTTGCATCCCAGGCTGCACTTGGAGCACCACTAGAACTGCCAAATAATGCATAGGCGCTATTATTCCCAGTCAAGAAATATGGGATCATTTTTTCGCGGAAGCACTTGCCGCCACATAAGCCGAAAAAAGTGCATCGCCTGCAAGGTCTCTATCTCTTTTCCTAACTTCTTTCCATTGCTCTTCGGAAAGACTATCTAAAAATGTCCAGAAATTTAAGACCGCTTCGTAGTTTGACCCCAAAAAGTCTTCTGGGTGACTAAGAATGTTTTCATTACTCATAATCTCGGCATACTTTTGGTGTGTTTTGGAATACATAATCAGATGTAATAAAGTTCAAGTTTAAATTCACGGTCTTTCAATTCTTGAATTTTTTGAAGAATCTCTTTGCGGTGGTTTTCGTAAGTTGAAATCCAAAAGACACCTTCAAAAGTTTCCACAAACTCTGAATGGTTCTTCCAATACTTTTCCACATATTCATCAAACTCTTTTTCACCTTTCCAATGAACTCTATCAATAAGAATTCCATCTTCTAGCATCTCGAGAAATGAAGTCTTAGTATATCCCTCGCTGCCATCAGTGAAGATAATTTTATCTTCATCCTCACCCCGAAACTCAATGGATTTGGCCCATTCCAAGTAAACCTCAATCTGGACATCAAAAAACGGAAGGGCCAGAATTGAGTTGGTTACAGTAGTTGGAGTCTGATAAAAAATGTCTGGACGTTCTGTTTGAACCTCAGTCTTACCTGAAGGTAGAGTTATTGTTCTGGTTGCTTGAAGATGAAGATTGAAACTCATTGGTTTGTTGTACGACTCAACTGTTATAGGTGATTTTTGTTGGGAACGGGTTAGCGGTGTGCCAGTTTGAGAAGTGTCATAATTCACTTCCAAGAAATAGTTGTAATATAACTATATTGATCAACATCTACTTTAAAACATTTCTCTCTTAATACATTACTAACCGCTTGTGCAAGTGGAGTCCATTCTCTAAAATCTTTAGTATCATACAAAGTAATTTCAAACTTTTCATCTTCAATTGCTTGTTCAATTTCCATCATAATATTTTTAAAAAGTTGAGAGTTCTCAACAGTTTTTCGTCTTGCGTCTTGTGCGTTCATAATTCTCCAGCGTTTGCAGAGCAATCATAGCACAAGGCACACTGCTCGCAAAGAACAGTGTGCCAGTTTGAGAAGTGTCTACACAAGAATCAATCTTGTGGTTGTTTTGCCATATTCAGTTGTGCATTGTGGAGAAGTTTTTCTTTCCTTGCTTTTTGCTTTAGATAAAGAACAAAAAGTGTATTCATTTTGATACCTCCACATTTTTGCAAGGGTGATAATCTACTCCACGATAAGTATTTGCTGGATGCGATGGAGAATGAGTTTGGTTATACCAAGCCTCATACTCTTTTTTTACATTATCGGTGTCATATGCAACACCGCGATAGACCGCTTTGGACATTTGTTTTCCTCCAGAATGAGAGTTTAAGTCCCGTTCCTTCGGGCGGCGGTTCCGTTTTCAAGATTCTACTCTTAAAAATGAACCTCGTCGTCCTACTTGCGTCCACTATATTTAAATAGAGGATGAACGAAAGAGGTCTACACCTCTTACAACTTATGTAGCATAAAATTATCTACTGAGCCATTCTTCAAACTCGGGTTCAATTTCAACCAATTGTTTTTGTTGTTTTTCAGATAGTTTTTCTACAGATTTATGGTGGTCAAGAAAAAGTTCAACAATAAAAACGCCATCAAGAAAGTTATTACCAAACTCAACAGGATTTTCATCATAAGGAGGAAACAATTTTCTGAACATTTCAACTTCTTGTTCGGTGAGATTGACTATTTCAAAAGAGTTCCTAAAACTCTTATAATCCTCGAATTGAAAATACTCATTGGTCCCGAAATATATTTCAATTATTTTACCAGGAAAGATACTGAAATACAAGTCAACAAGATGAAGCAATTTCTCAATTTCTTTATGTTCCATCACAGAAAAAGTGGTTAGACTAAATTCGTCTGCCCAATCATTATCAAATTTTACAAGTTGCGGAAAGTTCATAATGTTTTGGGAGTTGATTTTGAGTTATAGACATAATCAATGAATTCGCGTGTGGGTATGGGTAAACCCATTTGCGTGGTAAAGGGAGATTTTGTCTAGATGTTTTAGGGAATCGCAAATCAAATATCTTACGATCATTTTTGGGTATTGATTATAAGTAAACATCTTAATTATGGGAGCACCTTCATATGGCGGTTCGGTGATGGGCACATCAGAACGGTATTTGTCAAAACCATAAGCAGGTTGAATTTTACAATAAGGCTCCGTTTCAATTTTTACAATAATAGTTGCATTATTAAACCTTGTTTTGTTTTGCATCCAGATTGTTCCTGGCTGCATTTCTAAGTAGTTCGTCATTTGATTTTTGGGGTGTATAACAAGCATAACCCAACAACGGGTCACTTGCTCAATGAGTTGGCCAGTTTAGAAAGTGTCTGTTCAAGATTCTTTGTAATTTTCTTTGTAAGTCTCCCAAGGAATCCACTCCTTGAATTTGCTTCGGTGTTTAATAAGATAGTCGTGCCTTTCTTCCCAGGCTTTCATAAAACTCCAAGGAAATTCTCCAGAGTCTTCAACATAACCGTTTACTTTGATTGTCTTATCACCAAATAAAGGGTGCGGAAGTTCTTCTGGCAATCCTTCAGAATAATTATATTCACAATCAAAGTAAATGATTGGACCTTTACTTGTATCCATAAAAATCACAGACCCATCATCATAAAGGCACCAATGAAGATGGCTATACAACTTCATAAGTTCTTCAAGAGTAAATACACTTTCGTCCCATTGTCTTGGCATAAAAATTGTTGAAATATTATTTTCAATTATCCACTTCATAAGAACGGATGCCATATTTTCACCTTTCATCATCTCGTGGTATTCTTTTACTGCAGATTCAAACTGGTTTTTATAATCTTCAAGTGAATAACTCATTCTCCAAACTCCTTCTTAAGAATCTCATACGCATTTCTACGGGTTTCTTTCATCTTATTTTCCTGGGCAATGCGACTGTTATATTCAGAGTCAGTTTCAGGGCGGGTTTTAGTTACTCGGACGTAATGGTAATCTCCGTCATATTCGCTTTCTTTTTCTAATTCAATTTTTCCCCATCCTTCCGATTGAAGTTCTTGAAGTTCTTTAATAAACTCGGAAATGTTACGGGTCTCATATTCCGTCATAACCCTTGTATGGTCTCTAACATGTTTGCGGTAAGTCATTTATTTACCCCACTACAATCCGGTTGTTGAACTGAAAACTTACCAGTATCCATCAACTCTCTAAACGAGTATCGGTAGAAACAAGTAGGCATATTCAATTTATTATTATCTCCAGTATATGTACCATCTTCGTTGCGAGAAAATCTTTCACCATCCTCTCTCCATAGATGAGGAACTTGTTTACGGTCAGTCATTTGTTTTTATTGAGGGAGAATGTTAAGTGCAACTGCAATAGTCCAACAGAGGAATAGGGCTTGCAAAGCATTTAGAATGTTATAGAAATTAGTAGATTGATTGTTTGGATTTCTAATATAAAAAGAAAGTTTCATAAAGTATCCTCTGATGGTTTACCGTAATATGATAACACCTCTTCGGCTTCTGGTGCAAGCAATGGGCCAGTTTGGGAAGTGTCATATCATTTAATAACCGGAAATGTCCAGTGTGGTGCCCAATGAGTTGCGCCCTTTGGTTCTTTGCTATATGCCCAACTTGCTTGCCAAAATCTAGGATTTCCGTGGCCATGACTATGTGCCCATCCCCACCAACAATATCCATCATCATCATAATCTTCTGAGGATGGCATACCATCACCTTTGATTACATAATAGGGTGCGGTCATTTGATTACTCCTTAAAAAGTTTGTAGATTGCATCGGCAATCGCAAGTGCTTCTTCCTTATCAAATGAAATATACTTGGACCTTTTATCCCCAGCATCGTTAATTGCCATTTCATCCCAATATGAAATCGTACAACCATCCTCGCCAATTTCAAGGTTTACATCCTCAACCGTGAAATACCATCCACGGGCAGACTGAATGCGAATTTGAGTAGAAGTTTCAATGGACATAATAAGAAGTTTTAAGGTTGAACAGATACATCATAACCCCTTGTGGGAAGCAAGAGGAGTGATGTGTGCCAGTTCAAAAAGTGGCACACTATTGAAGAATACCACTCTTTTCAACAATTTCTTCACATAGACTATTAACAAATTCATAGTCAATTCTGTCTGGAAGAACACATTCATTGTGTAAAACATACTCCGCTTCAGTAAATAGTTTATTGACCATATTGTGAACCTCCTCATAAGAAAGTCTACCCAATTTAATGTCTAGAAGTAGACTTACATCACCGGCTTTTTTACGATTAACAATCAATTCCCCGGTTCGCAATCCTTCAATAGCCATTTTCATCAGTCTTACACTGTGACTGGCATTTTTACCATCATAGCCGCAAATCCTTTCAATTTCAGAACGTTTTGCATTTCTATTGACAAGCCAATCTTGATAATTACTCCATCTTTTTAAGTCGGCTCTGTATTGCTGACTAGAGCGAAGTAAAACCATATAGTCTTCACTAGCCCTAGTAATCTGTTGTGACAATTCAACACATTCTTCTGGCAATACGCTTTGCTTTAGGACACCTTTCCAATCAACTTTTTCATTAAGAATTTGATAAAGGTCAATGGACGGTTGATAGTACTCAATTCTGTCCTTAATCAAAAGGTAAAGATACTCAATAAATGCCTCAATCTGTGTAGAGGTTAGACAAGATGTTGGAACACCATAATCTTCCCATTCTGGACGTTTTGTTGGTGGATTTAATAGCCATTTACGATGAGTCTCCATCTTCTTAATCTGCGCCCTTGCATACTGAATGAAGGTGCCAGAAATTCTCTTTGATAGAAGTTTTTTCTTATTATCAATAAGAGTTCTACTTAAATCTGTTAAGAAAAGGTAATCCTCTGGGTCTTGCCAGAGCATTTCAAGAATGTTAGGGTTTTGAGAATGTAAAAGTCCCAGATACCTCCGAATATCATAGACGACAGTATCGGAATTATCCAACTGCGGAAACAAGGAATCTTCAGATGACTCAATTTCCCATCCCTTATCCTTTTGCTCAAATGTTTTAAAAGTAATGTAGAATCTTTTTGGGGCAATACAAATGCCTTTATAGTCTAAGTCTGAATTTTCAGTGTTTAATCCATAAGCGTAGCTTCCCGATTTACAGAAAAGAATCATCCCGTTTTCAATTTCTTTACGAGTAATATCAGTCATAATTAAAAATTCCTCAAAGGTAATAATAATAACGTAACTCATCCAAAACTTCTTTAATTCCTTCTTCTGTTGTAATAAGTTGCACTGGAATCTGAAGATTAAGATGCTTATTAGCAGTTTTCATCCAATGTTGCATATTTATATAATCCCCGCCACAACTTGAGTGAAGTAGCATAAAAATTTGAAGAAACTCCAAATCATCAAACCATTCGGTAAGATTCAAAATGGTTCCTGCTTTCTGGGCAGATTGTTCAATAAAATCAAAGTCGTTCATAAATCGCCAAAAAGAGGAACAAACAATAAGGTCTTACCGTCATTCAATAGAGTATGCATACCCATTAGTTCATAAGTGGCATACCCGGCGGCAGCCCTGGAGGCAGACGAGGCGGCATCCCCGGCGGCAGACACGGCGGCAGACCAGGCGGCATACCCGGCGGCAGACCAGGCGGCAGACCAGGCGGCAGACCCGGCGGCAGACCAGGCGGCAGAGTCTAGGGCATCATAACGGCGAGCAACTTCATTCCACTGGGTTTCGGTGAGACTATCCATAGTCCACCAGAAGTTCAAGACTGTTTCGTAGTTTGGTCCTAGAAAGTCTTGTGGATTGGTAAGAGCTTCAGGGTTTTGAAGTTCGGTAGAGAATTTTTGGTGGGCTTTTGAGTAGTTCATAGGTCTTTGGTGGAGAAAACAACGTTGTCTTGAGATGATTCGAGTTTGTTCATCATATTAGTAAGCAGTCGTTCAGGTTCTGTTGAATTGTCCCAGTATTTGACGGTCCAGTAACTAGCGCGATATTTAATGTCAACTCTATAAAATTTATAACCCAGTGAATTAGATGTTAGGTCTTCATAAAGAATATCTTCGCAGATTGCTGGCCCACCATACCCTTTAGGTACTCTACGAATATAAAATTCGCTTTTAGTTGATTTCCTGCTAAACAAATGTTCCCAGAAACCCGTTTCAACTACTTCAAAGGCAATCTCATAAAAATAACTATTGAAATTAAATTGTTGTTCAAGTGGGTAATAGGTCATCGAGAAGTCCAATCAAAAATGGAAAAATTAATGTCAAAAGTAAACAGGCCAATACTAACAAAAAAGATAGTATTAGAATAACTATCTCTAAATGGCTTCAATGAAGCATCAAATCTAAAAAGAGTGCTAGTTTTTGAAATAGTTAGAGACCACCGACGTTTTTCAATTTGTAGAAGTTCTCTATAAATTTCAAGTGGTAGTTCAAAAAAGATAGAAAATGAAAACATTATTCTCACTCTGGAAAATAAGAGAACACATCTTCTGAAGCAAAAACATCAGCAGACCGGAGAAATGCTTTAATTTCAGAATAATCTTCACCTGGAAGAATGTGATAAGTATAACCCCCACCGTGAGCACTAGTTCCACAATAAAAGTGTCGACCATCTACATCATCAACTACGGCCCAGTCATCAGTACAATCCCATCCTTTGTACTGAATCTCACCAGAATCAATAATTGTTCCAGTTTTATGAGCAAGGTGAAGTTGACGGTATTCTCTTACTTCATCAACTACATCAATCACTTTCGTTTCAACAAATTTCACAGCAATTCCAAGTTGCTCGGTCAGTTGTTCACAAAGATTCAAAATTTTCTCCCCGTCAAATGGAAGTTCCATATCTACAATTTCATTAGAGTAAATCGCGCCACTATTATTACTATCTGTAACTACAAATTTTCCGTTCCCAATGTAATTTACACAAGGATAACCTGAATGATATAGCCACATTTCGGGTTCACGTTCGGGACCATAACTTAGGCCACAAACTTGAATACCCGTGAGGTTCTGAGATATAGGAAGCCCGACAGATTTCAGGGTTTCTTTAACATAATTTCCAAGAGTATCTGAGAGTTCTTGGTGCTTTTTTCTGCTTTTTTGATACATCCCATTTATTTCAAAAAAAGTTTCAATCTCGTGTTGAATAGAGCATTTGGAGGGAGGAATATTCATAGGTCTTTAGATGAATTTGTTGACGATGTTACATTAGCACAAACTGGCACGACACTGGAAGGGTGCTGTGCCAGTTCTAGAAATGTCTCAATAAGAATTTATTGTTGCAGAGGCTGCAATTGCTGCATCATCAGCATCTTCATCATTAACCTTTTTAAGATCCTTAAAGTACATAAAAAGTGGAGAATCTTCAGTAGGAACTAGAACTTCTGACCAAAATTTTTGTCCATTTGGACAAGAATAAAAAACGCTTCCACTATATGGAACCATTGCAATTGCCTTACAAGAATTTTTCACAATGTAGTCGGTTTGTGCAGTATAGCCAGGTCTATCGTTAGATGATAACATTCCACGCGGAAGTGGTGCCATAGAAACTCGCAACTGCGGATAGAGTTGGCTCAAAATTCCGCTCTGAGAATTACCATTCTCAAATGCGGCAAATGAGGGTTCAATCGTTCCAAAAAACTGTAAGACTAATAAGAGTGCAGTAGCAATAAATTTTTTCATAAATTTAAAAATGTTCCTCAGAGCAATAGTCAGCATTTGACACAAATGTAATAATCCGGCCTTCTTCTGCTTGGTTTAGTGCTTCGGCATAAAGACCGATTGAATACGACAGAACATCATTTCTTGTTATTCCGCTTCTTTCTGCCAAATCGTCAAGTCGTTCAAGAAATGTATTACTATTATCCACCCGGAATGTTATGTAGTTATTGAAAATTTTGAAGTGGGCTTGGATTAAATCACACTCTTTTTTAGTAAGTTTTATTACTTGTCCATCTGAACCAGTAAATTCAATTAGTTCTTGTTTAGGAAACAGAAAGTTGGAGATTTTATTGAAGATGTTTTTCATTTAGAGTGCAGCCAGAAAGACTCTGTTATTTTGACACGAGTTTGAGGGTTTTGGAGTTTGCTGTGCCAGTTTGAAAAGTGTCCATTTAAAAGTTTATAAAATTATTTTACCATCCCAATCCGACCACTTCGCGTAAAGTTCCATCTGAATCACGAAGAATAACATTTCCACCGCCTTTACGAGTTTCTATTGCTTTCTTATAAAGAGCCATAGCACGGCGGAAGATTTCACCGCGAGAAAGGCCAGTTGTTTGCTCAAGGTCTTGCATATCTTGTGCAAGATCAAGCGGCATAATTACATCAAATCTGGTTTCCAACATTTTCCATCAGCGCGTTTTCTTTTTCTTGAAACTTAACGGTGGCTTCCCGTAATGTTTTATATTTCTGCACTATTTCAGTTTTATTGCTGCCGGAAAGATAGTAACCTAAAAGATATCCAATAATATATTCATCTCTACAATTAGTGCGCAAATCAAACAACAAATCTTCTGCTTCTTTTTCTGTAAGTGGGAATTTTATTGGTTCTTTTTTAGGGAACAGAAAATCGTTGATTTTATTAAAAAGGTTCATTCTTCTTCTCATCCTCAAGCATTTGTATGGCTTCGTCATAGCCTGCCCAATTGTCCACGCCAACGGCAAATAGACAGTTAAGAAAAGCACTGTCTTCTAAGAGTTGATTGAATTCCTTCACGGAAATTGTGATTGTTTCAATTGTCATTTTGATTCTCCTTTTTAGCTTCATCCAAAAGTTGTATGTAGACTAATTTCCATTCATTATTCTCATCTACTCTTTTATCACAATTTAAATCCCGCTCATCTAACCAAAAATTATGCCACCCAACAGAATTACGCAATTTTTCTGGCTTATTAATTTCTTCTGGAATTTCTTTGCCTCGTGAGAGAAATTTCATTTTAGCCCAAACTTCAAGACATTCATCTAATTTAGATACAGCATAGTCCTTATCATTGTAGATTCCATAGACGTGACAGCCTAGGTCAACATCTTCACAGATTAGATAAATTTTGGTTGTCATTTCAGTTCCTCCATAACTTGGGTTTTAATGTCAGTGGTATCGGCACTTTTTAAGATAATAGGTTTAATGGTCCCATCATCACTAACTGCAAGAAAAGCATACTCTGAGAGTCTTCTTCCCCACATAAAAACATCAATTTTTTCGGGATTGAAATAAGTTGATTTTTCTGGGTGTTTTAGTGACACTATAAGAAGTTCATTCATTTCTATATAATAAAAGAGATAATAGAAATAATAAACCAAAGAAATGAAATTATAGATAAAGTATCTGTTTGTTCTTTAGAAACATTTAATCCAACTAACCAGATGTTAAGTATAATAAGGCAGAATTGTGTGCTGGTCATTTTTGAAAATCTCCAATTTGAGGAATAGGACCACACAGGTCATTAATGAATCGATTACTTTGTGAATTTGATGCTCCACTCCGACATTCCATATTTTTTGCATATGCAATTTGAAATGAAACAATAGGTTGCTTATCCTCTAGATAAGAAATAAAAACACTAAATCCACCAAAAATACAAATGAAAAGAATAATTCCAAGAGCAACGATAGCGTTTTTCATTTCACTTTCTCGTTAAGTTTTTCAATAGAACTAAGTCTAAAAGTTTTAATCGTATCATCAATTAAGACTTTGGCGTGAGGAATACTGAGTGCCATTGCTCCACTATTAGGCGGGTGAAAAACTTCAATAACTTCTCCGGTGTCACCTTCCTTGGAATAAGGTTCAGAAGATTCGCATCGATAAATGTCTCGCTTTAGTCTTACATTATCCCCAGGTTTAAATGTCATTTTGATTCTCGTTTTTAGCTTCAATAATTTTAAGATAGTTACGCGCCCATTCAATTTCTCTTTCTAGCATTTCGCCACTATTCAGATCCAGTTCTTCAATGAAGTGGTGGTGCCATCTGTAAGCATTAATTAGACCGTCTTCGGTTAGTAATTCTTCGGGTATTTCACAATTAATGAAGCGTCTTGTGGCCCAAGCACTAAGATATTCTTTAAATTTAGATTCTGCGAGCAGTTTATCATCATAAACACCTTTAACACAATATTCACCGTCGTCTTCACAGATTAGATAAACTTTTGTCATAGCGATTGGTTCAAAGGTCAGTGGTAGTATGAAATGGATTGAGCACTTTAATTAGAATCTGTGCCAGTTGATGAAGTGCCCATAAACTCCAGATTTTTTTCTACCCATTCGGGACTATAAGAGTAAACTTCGCCTTCAATACCTAGGGCAATATAATTAGGATGCGAAACGACTCTCTTACCTTCCAAGGTCTCAAGAATAACAGTTGTTCCCTCGGGAATGGGAATACACCTACAAAGTTCTTTTCTACGATAAATTCCAGAATCTTTTTCAGTTTCTTCCCAAGTTTTATGAAAGATATCAATTTTACAAGGATATTGTTCAGCACCATCTACTGGAATAACAACAAAATCAATTCCCTGTTTTGCTTCCAGATTTCCTTCACCATATTTGGTTTCAAATACTTCGGTGCCATTTACTTCACGAATTCTTACAAGAGTTTTCCTCTTTGCAGTCTTCGGCTCGCCAAAATGTGCGATTGCTTCTTTTGAATTTGTGATCGTGATTGGTGTGCTCATAATTGTTGCTCAAAGGTCAGTATTATTATGGCACGGATTAGGGGCTTTGAGTGAATTGTGTGCCAGTTTGAAAAGCGTCCTACCATCTAATAAGTTTTAGGTGTCTATTTCATCCCAGGCTATAAGTAAATCTGCGATTTGTCTCAGATTTCGTAGATGTTCATTCGTTTCGTCCCATTCTTCTGTTAGATGGTTCATCATTTCTCTATGCACATCGTCATCAAAGTTTGTTTCTTCTCTGATTTCTAGTTGAATACTATCTAAATCACTTTCAAGTTCTTTAATGAAAAGGTCAAGCGTTTGTCTGTAATCCATTTGTTCTCCTTATTAAATAATATTAAATACCTGTGTGGTATCACTTTTGACAAAGCGGAGCGTAGCAGACTTTAAAGGGTTTGTCAATAGGTGTAAATACTACGTCAGTAAATACAGACATAACCCACGATCACTTGACAAAATTAACCGAGTGTGCTACAATAAAGCTCATAGAAAATTGTTTCTAGCCGATTGGCCCGAATTTCCCAAGGATGATTGTCATAATCGCCACTCTCATAAAAGACTCCATTCCAATAGCGTTTGCCATCCCGTTCAGTAAGATTACCTTTGATGTAGTCTTCAATATGAATCATCTCGTGAATAAGAGTCATTACATACTCCTTTCCCTCAAGATACTGGTGAACTTCAATGGTAAACTCTCTTGGTTCTTCAAGTTCACCTGAAACATACATTACGGCGGAATCTTCCGACAAAAATGAATGTTCAATTGTTACATCGTATTCATACTCTTTTAGAATGGTTTTATCAAACCAAGAGAGAACACTTTTACAAACAACATTTTGTTGGTAGGTTGCCCCAATTATATCAGAAAAGAGCATAGCGAATAAAAACGTCTACGACTCTTGTTCCCCAGTTCATCATCCACAAAAATGAGACAATAAAAATGAGTTTTTCTTTAGTATTCATAGTCTTGCTGTTGGGCGTTTGTACGCTAGGGGATTTTTGTGTGGTTTGGGGTTGTCCGTGGACAGATTTAAAAGAGGCACAAAAAGAAAAAGAGCAGCTTGAGAGCCCACCAACTCTCTCACCACTCTCCCTCTTACGCTATAAGATAAAAGAAGAACGAGGCGAAATCTTCCCTTATCTTATAGCATTCCGGGGGTGCCCTTGGCGCCTCTCTCAGAACATTGTTAATTTAGCACGTTCGCCTCCGTTTTGTGGGTTTGTGTGCCAGTTCGTAAAGTGTCCCAAAAGAAAAGGGGCTAGTTAGGCCCCTCGGTTACATTTACATAGAGGGTTATGAGCCCTATTGGGGAACAACCCCCAACTCATTAAGAATAACACAAAACCAACAAAACGGGGAAAGCGTGTGTCAGTTACCCAACTGGCCCCCAACTAAATAAGATATACTAAACATGAGTAATATGGCTGCAACGGTTTTAAGAGGTAGACTGGGTTCAGGTTCTTCAAATGGAACTGTAAATTATACCAACACAACTGGTGGTAATGCAAGACTTATCATCAATTATGCAGATTCTATTGCATCAACTGCAAATATTTCAATGTCTTGGGGTGGCTCTGCAAGTATTACGGAATCTAATGTTAGAGCCTTCGGTAAATATGTTGCAGCAGCTAGCAATCTACAAAACATTTCAGTATTTTCTGCAAACAGTTCACCTCAGGCACTTCCAGTAGAGGTTTATTTACAATCTACAGATACTTTTAGCATTACCTGTAATAATTACAATATTGTTGTTATTCCAGAAGATGGTTAAAGGGGAATATTAAATCCTCTGGTCGTAAATGGGGAAGGTTTTACTGAATCTGCAAGTTTTGCATAAGTAGCTGCACCATCTTGGATTTTATTGGTTGTTACCGCATTATCGGCAAGATCATCTGTAACAATAGTGCTATCTTTGATTGTTTCGGCTTGTGTTTGTGACATTTTAGTTTTCCTTTGGAATAAAATTTTGAAGTAGTGAAGGCAATGATGTTATTGCGCAATTATCGTTAATAAACCAGGCGCAGGATGATTTAATACACTCTCTCCCAATTAGCGGACAATACTTTTCTGGTTCTTTTTGGGGTTCAACTTTGATTATTTCAATCTCCCAAGACTCACCGTTCCATACTGCCAATTCCTTTTCTTTAGTTTCAGGTGGTGCAATAATGGTTGCATTTGCCGGTATTAACCAAGTGCCAGGTGGTTCTAAAGGAGATTGCCGGGCATCTTCCTCATAAAGAAAATATTTAAAATCGGGATGATAGTTATAAACTTTCATTAGTATTTAATACAGAATATTAGGGCAATGTTTCTTGGGCGGGTTTCCGTTCCACCGGCACTCTGCGTACTCGCGTTCGTGTTGAACTGGTTAGTGTTGTAAAAGTGAGAGCCCGGTACATTGTTAATATTTTCAGAAGTGCCTGTGATATTGTGAGAGTGTGCGCGGAAGCTATCCTCCTGCCTTGAGCCAAAAATACGGCCAGAATCAATACCTCTACCATTATCCCAACCCCGGATAAACTCACCCCTTAAATCTGGAATATTGAAAGTTGTAGATCCATTACCACTTCCAAATACAGTCCCAATTCTAGAAAAAAGTGACATATAAGTTGTTCTGGAAATGGCAGCACCATTACACTCAAGAAAACCAGTTGGAATAATGGTGGATGCGATCGAAATTACTGTTGTGGTTGGAACTGTACTAACCGTACTCCAACCGACACCAGTAGTTTTGGTACTATCAACCGTAAGAACCTGACCATTCGTGCCAACAGCAAGAATACCAGCATTATTATCAGTAGTACCAACCGCCAAATCACCTTTTGCATTCCAAGATGAATTACCAAGTAGTGAACTTTGGCCGCCGAGGGCAACAATAAAATGTGACAAACCGGCAGCAGGGGCTGTAGTAAATGTTATGGAAGAGGTATTAATACCAGCATTTTGGTTGACATAATAATCTGATCCAGGTTTTTGATTAATACCACCGAGAGATACGATTAAATTTGCTGAACCACCAAATGGAGTATATAAAGAACCATTAAGGAAAAGATTAAATACGGTTGTTACACCGTCAAATGCTGCAAGGGCATCTAGAATAACCGAGTTACCACTAGCAGGATCTCCAACAATAGATGCAGAGTTTGCAGGAGTAAATCCAAGCGCAGATGTTACATCGGAAGATGTAAGAGCCGCATCAGCACCACCAGCCTTTAGGAAGTTTGTTGTTGTTACTCCGCTCTTTACAAATCCACCGGCAGTAATGGCAACAGAAGGGGATAGACCAACGTTGATGGTTACAATACCGCTTACTAGGGGTGTTCCCGAAATAACGATATTTGGAGTTCCAGAAAAGTTAATCTGCGTTGCCAGACCAACAAAGGTATTAGAACCTGTTGAAACACCAACTGCATTACCAAAAGGTGATGCCCCGGTAAAGTT